TTGAAGATACCACGTTCACCAGACTTGCTTTCGTACAGGGATACCCACTCACGCATGAATGTACCCATCTCTGGCTTGCCCTTGTAGGCTACGCTGTTGTTAGCCAGCGCACGTTGCCCTTCATTCTCCCACCACATACCTGACTTAGCATGTGCCATCTGGTCATCATTCAAGTTGGACAGGCTGATGAGTGCGCTACGACGTACACCGCCAACGACTACAACTTCACCAATCTTACACATGATATCGTGACATTCAATTGGGAACAGGCGACGACCTGCTGCAGCCTTGAACTTCTCGACAAGGAACTGGAAGAGTTCCTCCAGTGGGGCTGGGCCACTTGCTCTACCACCAAAAGTCTTGAGACGTGCGCCAGCAGGACGAACCTCTGACGTGTCCCATTGGGGTATCTGTCCCGCGTAGAGGAGAGAGATGAGTTCACGCAGGGACTTGGCCCAGCCCGGACGAGAATCGCCAACCTTGATGACTGTATCGCTAGGATGCATGTCTTCGTTGACGACAGGCAGCTTCTCAATGTTGTGACGTTCAACAGAGAAGCCTACACCAGTGCCACACATGAGGATATACATCGTCTCGTCAAATGCACGAGGACTATCCACAGGAACGTAGGAGCAGTTGTAACCACCGACATGACATCTGTCTAGTGCGGGACCGGCAGTCATTAATGCTCTCATGCTTGGCATGATGTCTTGGTTAAGCACAGCTTGCTCTAGTTCACCTCTTAGTGAATCAGAAAGCTGATAGTCATGCTTAGTGACCAGATGCTTAGTAATATAATCAAAGTATCGTGTGACTGTTTCACCCCACGTCTCCCTTCGTTGCTCATCCTCTTTCCACCGGGCGTACCGGGAAAGAGCGATAAAGTTTTGATAGTCTGTTGGTAGATAATTATTCATGTCTCACTCCGTCAGTGTTTTAATATGTTTGATTTCGGCACCTTCCACGTCATAGAAGTATTCACGTATACCGTCCTCAATCTCAATGCCGACATCTTCATCGGCAGGTATAGGGTACTCATCTGGATCAATGTCAATTGTAATATAGACCTTAACTCTCATCATAGCAGCCTTCTACCTCTGTGATTAGCTTGGTAAGATACCACTGTGCTTTCTTGAGGTCTTCTGTACCATTCTTGTAGCGGTAACGCCATAGGTACTTCATAATGTTACCCTGCAAATAATATTCGTAGCCATCACCTGTGGCTGCAGCAATGGCGTCAATACACTCGACACCAGCCTTGTTGTAATGTGGTGGGGAGTTTACCATGTCAGTTTGTTTACCCTGCTTTGAATAGAACTCGTCCATAAGTCTCTCCTCATCTGGTTGTAACTCTTTCATCCTCATTCGCATGTACGCCTCGTGGCGCATCATGCACTCCCCTTGGTCTTGCTGCCGAAACTCAGATGAACGATGTTACCGTCCTCTTTAGTAATAATCACTTCATCATCTTCTTCTACCACATCTTCATAGTCGTTGTCAACAACTTCCATTACATATGTATGGACTAAATTACGCAGGGCGTCGTCTTGTTCCATGAGTGGGATGGTAGCACACATCATCTTACAGAAGTGCATAAGCTGTGTGTATCCCTCGTCATTGAGGGGATTGTCAGCCTGAGATATGATAGAAATATCAACCTCACCTGTCCACTCTCCATTTATTTCTGTTGGTCTTACTCGTATTACGAAGTCCGTTTCATCAATTGATTCCATGCACTATCTCCTTTTCACTTTGGTTCCGTTGAACTTGATAAAGTTTGGGTGCCTGTTCTTCCCCTTCTCTTTCAGCCAATCTTCGGGAATGATACGATCATAGCATCTAAACCCATACTTGTCGCACCACTCTCCATATGTTGACTTGGCACCCTTGCGCAGCTTCCTTCTACTATTCTCGAATACAAAGCGAATGTCAAGCTGCGGATGCTGCTTCTTAATGGCAAGGTGTTTCCTTCTATCCGCCGCAGTGAACATGCCCTTAGTCTCAATGATGATACCATTGTGCAGCACAAAGTCTGGTGTATAGGTGCGGTAGGCAAGGTCTTCCCATTCTATCTTTATTTTCTCATAATCATATTTGATCTTGAGTTCGTCTAAATAGATGGACAGCTTATGTTCTAGTCCGCTCCTGTAACCGTACTTTCGTGCCGCACGGAAGGCTTTGTAATTAGGCATACTCTTCAGCCAAACTCACGTACGCCACAGTCTTAGGCTGCTTTGCTTGGGAGACCACAGAGGGACGTTCCTCAAGACCCGGCCAGCAAGCGAAGCGGTATCGGCAGAAGCCACACTCCGTAGACAGAACTGTGTTGCCTGTTTCCTTGCCGCGAAACTTCTCAGGCACAGCATCAAAACAACGCTCAAATTGATTCTCCTCCAGAGTGTTTGCCGTCTGTTGAATATGGCCTACTTCCTTCTCAATGTCAAGCCCTGTAGCTGGCACATATTTGAACTGGCCGTTGGCCTTGTTCACTACCCACCATCCACCTGCTTTCTTGTCAGCAGCCTTGGCATATCCAGCAAGCTGTGCTACATACCCAAAAGCATCACCCTGTCTAAGAGTGTCGAAGGATTCAAACTTGTTGTTATACGACCAATTAGACGCTGACTTGACATCATCAACAGCACCGTCAATAACAATATCGTAGGTACCAGAGATGGATGTACCATCATCAAGATTGAGCGTAACCTTTGCATCATCTTCATACTTTACTCCTGCTTCTCTAAGTAGCCCCTTGAAGACAGCTTCAACAATGTCTCCAAGCATCATGTTCATCACAAATGTTGTTGGCAGGGGTAACGCTTTCTCTGGTTCATTCTTGTCGAACCAAAGCTGACAAGTCGGTCTGCCCACATTGGACATGCGCAGACCAAACTCATCCCGCTTGTTCCCCCCACCAAACTGACGTGCAACAGAACCCATGACATCCATACCAATCTGTTTGATTGTCTCAGAGGACATGGTAGACTTGCCGTTAGCGGCATCCTCCATATACTGATGCAGTGCCAGTTCAGCAGGGTGGTTCATTACGCTACCTCTTCGTTGTCGATATCAATCATATCAGACAAGCTATCAGTGATAGCGATGTCATCATCGTCGTCATGCTCCGTTGCTTTCTCAGCGTAGGCATTGATGATGTACTCGTTGTAGTTCTGCACCCATGCCATGAAGTCAGTGAACAGCGTCTGATCGGACTGCTCAATCTCCACAATGTTGGTCAGGTTGACCGTGGTCACAGGCAGGAAGAAGCTGTTGCCATTAGGCAGCTTACGCTCTTCCGTAGCGGCATCCACTACGTGCTGGATAGGCAGACGCTTCTGCTTGGCAAAGGTAGAGAACACCTCACCCCAGCCCTTGAATGCGTCACGGTTGTCTACCTCCCAGATGAATGGGACAGTATCCACGTCAACAGCGTTGCCCTGATCGTCCGTAGGGTTGACCAGTTCAACGGTGCCAAAGAGTACGCGCACCCGCTTGATCTGTTTAATCAAGTCCTGTGTCTTCTCAGGCAGGGACTTGAAGTCTTGAATGTAGCCAGCCGGTTTACCGCAGTTGAAACCACCATCATTGTCCTTGAGGTCAATGTTAAGGTTGTCTGCCATGACGGTCTTAACATAGCGGTTAGGTGCGTTACCGGACCCCATCACGAAACGCTTGTACATAAAGCGTTGCATGTACGGGCGGATACGTGCAGCAGAAGCATAGTATGTGGGGCCATCGGGAATCTCCAGCTTGTACTGGCCACCCTCGACAACCTCGACATTCACCTTCTTGCCCTTTACTTCGGCTAACCCCATGATGGGGGTGTGATGGATACGCAGACGAGCGAGAGTGCTAGACTTCTTGCTACCACTCGTACCCTCGTTGGCAATACCCATAGCTTTTGCCATAGCGGCATAGTTGTTGGTATCAATCGTAGTGATCTCGTTCATGTATTTTATACTCCTTCTTTCGAGTTAGAACCCATAGTTATATCACGACACGTCTTTCGTGTCAAGCCAGTTGGGGCCAATTTTTGCCTCAAGTTCTAGTGGAACATTGAACACTAACCCCCAACGTATAGCGATCAAGTCAGGCAGCACCTCGTTAGTCTCCTGAATTATCTGGATAACTCTATCCTCTTCATCAGGGTGAACATCAACTACGATGCTATCGTGAACAGTATTTACCACACAAGAGTGCATACTGTCAAGTAGTTTTTCGATGTGCAGCAGGGCAATCGGTACGATATCTGCCGTTGCAAAGGACTGCACAGGATAGTTTTTGATTTGTGTAAAATGAGACACACGCCCACTTGCCTTGCGGACTACATCAGGAAAGGCGAACTGCCGACCAGATGGGGTAGTAATGTACCCTGTGTTTATAGCTTCTTTAGCCAATCGGGAGTGCCAATCGGCCACACCTTGGTACTTCTTTGTGAAGTGCGTATAGTATTCTGCCTCCGCTGGTGTTCTTCCGAAGCCCGTTGCGCCATATAGCGGCGCGAATGTATGCGCCTTCGCAGTCTGTCTGTCCGTAGGCTGACCAGCATTGGTAATAACTTCAGCGGTGTATGAGTGTACATCAAACCCAGTAGATACTTCCTCAATAGCAACTCCATCTTGTGAGAGGAATGCTGCTGCACGAAACTCTAGCTGTGCAAAGTCAGCTTCCATAATCTTGCCACCTTCCCACCGGGAAACGAACACCTTCTTGACAGGGAAGGTACCGCCACGTGGCATGTTCTGCATATTAGGCTCCGCACCTGACAGGCGTCCTGTCGCCGTGCGATGTTGTAGCAATCGGACATGCAGCTTTCCGTCCTGCTTGGTAAACATATTGATGCCCTCAACAAACGAGGACAGATATGTATCGACAGCAGATAGGCGTCGGACTTTTGACAGAAAGTCCACAGCCTCTGTCATTCCCTTGACACGTGCTGCTTTCTCCAATGTCTCAAGGTTCAGCTTGCTTGTGCTGAAGCCATTAGCACTAGCCCACTTGGCTGATGGTGGCTTGAACTTCAACCCAGCCATGGCATTGGATGGTGATAGAAGATAGCCAGCAGTATCACAAGTAGGGCAGCGATTAGGTTTCGCAAACGGCTCTCCATTCTTCTTTACCTTTCGTATGTAGCCTGTGCCATTACAGGTCTTGCATTGTGTTGCTCTGGTCTTGGCCAGCTTTGTAGTGTGTGCATTGATTAGCCTACGGAAGTCATCATCAGGCATGTATGGGTCAATCTGTGTGGCCCAGAACTGCTTGTCATTTACCTTGCGGCTGTAGATCACCCAAGACAATTGCTCTGGGCTGTTGAGGTTGATAGGTGTATCCCCCATCAGCCTACGCACGTGCGCCTGTAGGTCATCGGTAAGCTGCTTACGCTCCTGCTCAAACTCCACACGCACCTCGTCCAGTGCGTCACGATCTACCGTAAAGCCACGCTGATAGATACGTGACAGGCAGACAGCCACCTGATTGGTCAGGTCAACGGTACCCATGAGACCACTGTCAGCAGGGGTGTTGAGCCGATACATCAACTTGTCTGCCAGTTGCTGTGTAGCCTCAAGGTCAGCGATCAGATACTCTGTCAGTTCATCAAGGGGAATGGTACGTGTGCTGTAGCCCCGCTTGAAATACTCCTTGAGAGTATCCTGCTTCTTGGTATCAAGGTCATAGCGTTCTGCACATGCCTCAAGCGACAGCGGCTCCTTGACGCCACGCTGTAGCACATACTCAGCCAGCATTGTGTCGAACACAGGGCCATCATACTTGAAGCCACTCTCCCACAGCCACAGCAGGTCGTGTGCTGCGTTGTGCATGATAAGCACAGTAGCCTCGTCAAGAAGCATCTGCACACGCTCACTGTAGTCATGCCCACTCTCATGCTCTTCATGGTCGAATGGGAATGTGTAACACGCTCCTTGGTCAGTCAATATACCCACCATCGTCAGGCTGTTGTTCGCCTCAAATGGATCAAGGTGCATCTTACCGTCACGATGTGTGACTGTATTCTCTACGTCTAGTGTTATCTTCATCCTTCATACCTCGCTGTCAAATAGTCCAGTTCACAGTTTACCATACCGTGCCAGCCATTCAACTTGTTTTTTACAATATTCA